ATGTGGAGATGAACTACGAAGCAGTCAAACCTGAAGATCTCGAACGAGAGTTGAATACTGGTTTGCCTATGTACAGTGGCACAAGTCAGGTTGCATCACTGCTTCGTTATCTTAGGAAATGTGGTGACGATATAATGAGTGGATCACGTAATTATATTTAAGATTTCCTCATTAAAGCAAAATCTTTGCCTGATATTTTACCGTCTTTGTTTTTGTCTAATTTCTTTTGGCCGCCAACAAGCATACCTTTTTTAGCTTTTTTACCTTCAAACTTCTTAATAGCACCACCAAGATTCATACCCATGTCGTATTTTTTCTTTTCAGTCATAGCACCCATTGGATTCTCTTGTGATGCCATGCCAGTTGTTGTGGTTCTATTTTGTTGAGCTAGTCCACCCATCATCATAGGTTTACGTGGCATTACCATACCACCACCATACATTTTAGTTGGGCGTTGTCCATTGTTGTACATCTTCATTAGTTTACTCCTTCTAACATTTGTTTTTTGTACTTTTCAATTTCTAAATCAAGTTCTGCTTCGGTTTTATTTTCAAAATCAGGAGGTGTTATACCCATACGAGCCATCTCTTTAAAAACAAAACTTGTTATCTTATTAGCTAAAGTTCCTACATCTCGATCAGATGGCTTTACTCCAACTTTAAAAACGTCAACTAATATTCTCGCTGCTTCTTTATCTCTACCTACCATGCCAAGAAGTTGTATGCCTGACATTTCAGCTATACGAACAGCAAACTCTGCGGCCACGTATGTTGGACTGACCATACCTCTAGCTAAGTTAAACGCTCTACTAATTGCTTCATTTGTTGTTATACCTCGTGTAAGACCTTCAAGTTTAACTTTACTGAAGTCTCCTTTCTCTGTCATGACCATGTATTCTAACATGTTTTCATAATATTCAATATGTTCTTTATCCATAAACTGTTCAAAGATTTCTCTTTTGTTTGGATTCTTTATACTATCTAACAAATCTTCAGGTTTGGTTATTACCTTTATTGGATATTGATTACCATCTATACCTTTTTTACTTCTGACTTTATCAAGTAAATTATTTAAAGGATCTATAAACATATCTTTATCTGAACCAGTATACTCTAGTCCTAACTCTTCACCTAAACCTTTAACATTACGTATGCCTGCTTCTTCTAGTTGTCCTTTAATAATCATTTGAAGTATACCGTCATTTATCTTTTTTTCAAAGACTGCTCTTTCAGCGTTAGGTATTTTAGCTACGTCTGTTCCTGACAACTCTTTTAATATTGTATTTTTTAAATCAGCTATTTTTTCTGGAGTGCCGTTTGTTACATATTCTGTATAAAAAGATCTGTGATCTAAACTTTTCCCTAATGCTTGTTTAACTCCCCTGAACATTAGATCTTCTACTTTGTTGTCAGTTTTTGCTTCTTTTAGTAATACATCCTTTTGGTCATCAAACTTATCAATTATTTCTGTTTTATATTTTCTCTGTAATTCAGGGAACTTATTCATTTGACTAACAATATCTTTTTGATCTATAACTAAATCTTCTAAATCAAGAACTTGTTTTTCTCTTATTACTGATCTACCTGTTTGAGAATCTATTTCTTTAACTCTAAACTTTAACATTTTAGAAACTTGTTCTAAATTTTGCCACTCTTTAAAATTATATTCGTTACCTGAACTTTTGAGAGATTTTCTTAAAAATGGATTGTTTTGTGTAAACGCTATCTGATCCATAGCATCTTTCGCATACGTTGCTCTTATAACCACTGATAGCATATCTCTAAAGTTTTCAAAGTTTCTTTTTTGGAGAGGATCTGTTAAATCAAATCCAGTTCTTCTACCACTCAATCTGCCACCAAAGTTCTCCATAATTTTTTCTATTTCGTTTGGTAGATCTGCTAGTGAAAAAGCATCTCCATTTTTTGCAGCAGTTGCAATCTTATCTGTCAAAGGTTTAAATACTGTTATGGGATTTATATTTCCTTTATAAGCAAATTTAAAAACATTATCGTTTGTTAATATTTTAAATCCCTGTCTATCAAAGGTATTATCCTCTGTCATAGATTCAAATATTTCTTCTGCAGATTTTTTTGTAGAAACTTTAGGCGGCCCTTCTTTTGCTTTCATAAGTTGTGCAAGAGGGCCTACTCTTATTCTATCAAACCATTCATTTTGATATATCTCTTTTGCTTCATCGTAGGCATCGGCTACTTCTTCATCTTGATTTCTTATAAGTTTTTTTAAAGTATCACCGTAAGATATATACTCTGCAGTAAGCTTATCATTCTTAGTTCTTACACCAAATTCTACAAAGGCGTTGTGCATTTCATTAACTTCTTGAGGACTACCTACAAAAGGAGCAAACTTTCTTTGCTCAACTGGTATTTTCTTTGCATCGTAGTATTTCATAAAAGCTAACGCAACTTCTAAATTACTCGGATTTTCTCCTGCGTAAAATAATTTTTCAACGTTTTTAGGATTAGATGCCATATCAAATATTTCTGCTTTAACATTTTCAGGTATTTTTTCCATAGCTCTATCAGCCATGCGTTCAAATACTATTCTAGATTTTTTGCCAAGTATACCTGAAAATAAAGCACCACTTGGACTAAAGAAAGCTTGTATGTCAGTTTCGCCTGCCCTTTTCCACAGATCTACAACGGCATCACCAAGATTTATTTGAACACCCTTTTTTAAAGCAAGCTCATTTACTTTTGGAAACCCTCTTGCAGCACCTGTTTTGCTATCTCTTATAGAAAGTAATTGATGTGTTAAAAACTCTTCTACGTACAAGCCTGATGCTCGTAAAAACGCAGGGCCATCATTTTTCATTTTCTTTAGTTTTGTGAATCTTATTTTTAAAGAGTCAGATATCTCTTTAGCTTCTTGCTCGACTGCAAAAGCTTCTTCACCTATACCCTCTAATCTTGTTAGTTTAGTCTTAACTCTAGCTGATACAGTGTCGGCAAGAGCATGTAAAGATTCAGGCACATCTGCAGTAGGATCTTCAAACAATACTTTGCGTGCTGTTTTTAAAGCTCCTTCTAACTCAATAAGTTGATTATCCAATCTTCTTACAAACTTTTCATTAGCCATTTCTAACGCTTCAATGTAGCCGTTAGCCATCTTATTGTCATCTAACGATTGACCACTTTGAGCTAACTTCTTTTTTAAACCTTCGATGGCAAGAGCATTTTTTCTTAACTGCTCTCTGTTTAAACTATCGATATCCATGTACTCATCAATCTTTTTAAGAGATTTAAGTTTTCTCATGTTTATCTTATTGGTAACTAAAGCACCTGCAGCTTCTAATGCACCTATTTGTGTTGTAGTAGAAACATCTAATCTAAATACATCTTCTGCTTCTTTTCGTAATTCTTCTGGAAAAGATTTTATAAATTTAGCTTCTATGGTTGTTAATTTTGTTATAGAGTCTAAAACTCGTGTTAGGTTATCATCACTCATAACACTAGCTAATTCAAGAACATAATTTGCATTACGTCTTTCTATCTTACTTAAACCAAACCCTCTTGAGTTGGTTAGTATTTCATTGTACTGTTCTAAAGAAGCATTTGTAAGTAAGCCACGAGGATTTAAATCATACCCTGTTTTGTTTTTTACAAAGTTTACAAATCCTGTAGTGACTTTGTTTGTTTCTAAAAAGTTTAAAAAGTTTCTTTTTTGAGTGCCACCCACATCAAGTTTACCTGCTGTTAAATTTCTAGCAGTTCTACCTACCCAACCTACACCACCTTTTAATAAGAAACCACCACCCATTATATAACTTAAAGCAGCATACCCCTCACCTTCAAATTGGCTTATTCCGTAGTCACTATCAGATAAATGTTCCCCAATAAAATATTGATACATACTCATAGGAAAAGATTCTTTTATGTTCTTTTTTAATATTGGTAATGTGCCTAATTTTATTACCTCTCTGAATCTTTGATTCTTTAATCCATTTATCTCTCTTTCAAGCATACGAGCTTCTTTAGTGCCAAATCCACCTTTAAATCCAAGCTCCATTAATTCATTTTCTTTAGTAAATATTTGATTATCTAATCTTTTAAAGTAAGATTGATTTTTTCTAACATGCAACCCATCTCTAATTAAATTTAAATTTAATTTACCTAACTCTCCAGATGTATTCAATGTGTATGCGGCACCTGCAATTCCCATTTTTGCAAGCTGTGGACTTTCTTTCATTTTTTGTTGTACAAATTTTATTTCACCTGCAGAAGCTTTTTTAATTCCTGCTTGACTTTTACCACCCAATCCAAACATCATTAGAAAAGTTTCTGCTCCAATTTGTCCAAATTGTTCTGGCTCACTTAAAGACTCAAATGATATTTCTAATAAATCTTGTGCTGTTTGTTCATCAATATATCGTACTTTACCACCACTAGGAGATATAGTAAGTTGATTAAACCTTTCTTGAGTTATCCCTCCTTCAGAAGCAGGCTTTCCTATTTGGTCTTTCAAGTCTCTTTCTATCATTTCGTTCATAACATCTGATAGCTGTTTAAGTCCTATTTTAGCAAAAGACTGTCGTAATTTTAATACTTTCTTGTCTCTAAAAGATTTTGTTGCATCCCAAGCATCACCAAAACCAACACCTGTGGCGTGTTGAAACTTCTTTGCTTCACGTAAAGAATCAAAACTAAATACCGTTATCCCAAACCCAACATATTCTTCTAATAATGCAGGAAATTCTAACAACGTGCTTCTGCCTATTTCCCTAAATCTTTCTTGCATTGAAGGAAGAAATTCAGTTGTGTTTATACGTTTAGCCATTATAGATTTTAAACGTTTATCAGCCAAAGGATCTACATTTTTAAATTTACCTTCTAATAATCTTAATATTTTAGATTCAGCTATCGCCTTGTTTTCGTCTTTTGTTCTATCTTCAACACTTTTATTTAATATGGCTGCGTAAGGCTTTGGTACATCTATAGTTCCTGTTATCTTGTCTCCAGACGGTAAACCCACAGTTTCTTGTTTAAGACCTATTTCCTGTTCGTAATATTCTAGTAATCCATCATCTTCTGCTTGCACTGGGTCGAAGTACGTGCCTTTGTACTCTGTTATAGAATTGTTAAGAACACCCTGTTTAAAATCTTCGTAACTTAAAGAACCTATTCTGTTTTCATCGTCAGCTATCTTTTGAGCTTCAGGAGTTAACTTACCTGTAGTTATTCCGGGGGGTACTGCCTGTGTCGCAACATCAACACCGAGAATAGGACCTACATATTTTCCGACTTTTGTTGCAAATCCTAACACTCCTGCTTCTGTCGGTTGAACATCTTCTCCTTTATCATCTCCTAGTTTTTTTCTTAACCCAAGATTCTTTGCATCAGGCATGCCAGATAGTTCAGAATCAACAGCTATCGGTTGTTGTTCAGGCTTCTTTTCTTCATCATCTTTAATAATAGATTCAGCTTTTAAAGCGTCAGGCACTTCTTTAGTTGGATCATTTATTTCTAATTCTGACATTAACTACGTTCCTTTTTTTAAATATTTTGACATTCCACCTGCAGGTATTTGTATAATTTTGTTAAAATCATTGTCTGGTACAAAATGAAATTGTTTAGTCTTTTTATTTATGACAACGCCTTCCATATATCTACCTGAAGTAGGAGCTTTGTAATCTTCAGGATTTGTAGAAAAAGTAACGGTTTTTGATGCTTTTGTTTTACCTACATTGTAAGTAATTCTATCTTTTCTGTTTTGTAATTCATTTGCCGCAATGATTCCGTCAAAATATCTTTGATCATTTGCAGTCATAAAATCTTCACTTGCACCATAGTTAACCATGACATCCAAAGTTTTAAAACCTCTTTTAAGATCTCTCAAAACAGTGCCTAATTTTTGTAAAGCTACTTTAGGAGTTAAAAAATTTGCTCCACCAAGTTTTGTTAATTGCAACTCTATATCTTGGTTCGATAATCTTCCTGATGGATCTGCAGCTCGTGCCATTTTAAAAGCAACAGATATACGTAAGGCTTCTAATTGACCTTGAATTAAGTCTTTACTTTTTGCTTCAAGTATACCATCTTCTAATCTTTTTAAATACTCTGGTGTTAAAGCTTGTTTGCCATTGTCATAAAGACTACCATCTGTTTTAAGCAATCTATTTTCTTCCGAACCAAAAGTAGCATTTAATACATCTCCTAAAAATCCTTCGTTTATTGATAATGTTCCGTATGCGTAATTTCTTAACTTACTAAAAGCATCAGTTTCATTTTTCTCATTTGTTAAGTTTATTATGGTAACGACATCATCAATAGCTGATTTTGTTTCATCTCTTTGAAGTTTAAGTTCAGCGTAAAGTTTTGATATTTTACTTACATCTTTAGGATTTTGTTTTCCTCTCATTTTATTAACTGCATAGTTTTGAAAAGTCATCGAGCTTCTTTGAGTAATAAAATCTGTTTGCACACCTTCATTAGGAAACAACATGCTAGGCATCAGAACCATAGCTGCTTTATCAATCTCACCTTCTGATACAACCTTACCATCATATACTAACTTATGGAAAAAAAGAATTTCTTCATCTTTCATTTCGTACAATCTTCTATCAGGATCAGTAGCATTGTTATTAGGTTGATTTGCAATAATAACTGATCGTAAAAAAATATTTTGAATGTCATTACCTTTTAACAAAGTACCAGTTACATCTTTAATTGCATTTACATTAGCAAAATACATACCTGTTGTTTTTGGATTTTTATCAGGAGACAATTTATTTGTAACTTTTTGAAATCCTCTTTTTAAATTTTCAGGAATAGTTAAACCAAAAGGTATTTGCGTGTTGTTTTCTACAGTAAAAAAATATGTATCGTGAATTTTTTCACCTTCTTCTTTTAAAGATTCTTCGTGGCTATTGACTAACATGTTATTTTGATTTGGGCCGTCAATCGCCATTCCTAATGCCCTTTTGACGTTGTAATACCCAGTTGTTAAATAATCATAAGGATATCCTTTTGGTGTTGTTTGTGGATTCCATGCACCATTAGTAGATTTAGCCATAAAATTTTGTCTAAATATGCTCTCAGCAGTATTTACATAAGCTGAGAATTCTTCTTTTTCTTCTTTTTTCATATTTGTAATTTTTTTAATAAATTCTTTACTATTGCCTTGATTTTTTAACAAATAAGTAAAAGCTACAGCGTTATCGTAATCAAGTTTTTTCTTTAAATTTAAACCATAGCTTATTTTATTATCACCACTACCAAACACTGTCGCTGCTTCATCTTCTTTTGTTATAAGGTTTATTGATTTGTTAAGATCGAAAAGTACAGGTCCTCCTGTTAGTAAAGATTGCTGATTTAATTGCGTCATTCTAGTAAGATTGGGAATTTTTTCAATTTTACCTTCAGCAGTCTTACCTACAAGCATTTTATAAGTGTCAAAATTTTGGTTTAAATTCATTTTTATTTGTTCTCGCTTCCAAGCTTTCTCTTCTTTTGCTGTCGCTTGTCTAGCAAGTTCCTTTTTTTCTGCTAACTTTGCTTGATATTCTCTTTGATTCTTACGTATCTCAACATCTTCGTTAAGAAACCCTGTTATTAATCCTGTAAGTAAACTCATTCCTTATCTCCCAATGTTCCTAAAAAACCTTCTTGTCCTTTAACTGGTGTATTTCCTTCACGTATGCCTTCGTTTACCTTTTCACGAATATAGTTGAACATGGTTGGGTTATTACGCTTCATCATACTTATAAGAGTTTCATCACTCATAGTGCCTTTGTTTAAAGCGTCTTTATTTTCAAAAAATCTATACGGTACGTTTGCATCTTCGGCTATACTTGCGATATAAAAAGCTAAAGGTGCTTTAATCAACAAACCTACATCAGGTGTAAATCTTCCCTCTTGAAAGCCTTGAAACAAATATCCTTCTACTATCACCTCTACAGATATACCTGCTAAAAGTAACTTTATTAATTCTAATTGTTGTTTACCAGACTTAACTGATCCTATAGCTTGTTTAAGAGCTTCCTCTGGGTCGACTATTTTAGGAGGTTTACCCCACGCCCACTTAGTATTGTCCTCTGTAAGAGAGTGTCCGGGCAAGGGAGCAGCAAACGGATCTTTTGCTTCTATGCTTCCTCTAGGTGGCATCGGTTTATTTATCATTATGTTATCTTTCCTAATTTAGGGGTGTCTATATCTAACGTAGTCCTTTGACTAACAGTAGGACTGACTACATTCATGGGTATAAGTTGAATTACATCTTTGTTTGTTGCGTTAACCAATCTTCTCATTGCTACCTGAAGATCTGGGTTTGTAGACCCTATTAATCTAGTGGGTTGCATAGATGCACCTGAAAATTTGTTTCCTCGTGTCAATTGACCTATAGTTCTAGGTCGAGGTCTAGGTGGACTTTTTATTACATTTTTACTTTTTCTACTGCCTACAAAAGCCTTTGCTCCCTTTTGCAAAAAATCAAAATCTAAAAAAGAAGAACTAGATGTTTGTTTTCTTCCCATTTGTCCTTTTGTGTTTGTTGGGGGTGTGTCATCAGCAAAAAACTTAGACCCAAAAGCAAGTGCCGCAGTGGCTAAACTAAACGCATCTATCATGTTAAAAATTCCTCTTCATCTTCTATGATGTTAAAAATTGCTCGTCATCTTCAGGTATTTCAGGTTCAGGGTCTTTTTCAGGAGCAGAATCAGCCATCCAATTTGCAATCCACTGACCAACAGCCAAAGCCATGTTATCTTTTTGTTCCTTATCATACAATGCTGACGTATTTGCAAACTCCATAGCCATTACACCGAGTTCATGCAATCTTTGAAGTTGATTTTCTGATTTTTGAAAATTCCAAGACGCATTGTCTCTGTAAGCCTGCCATATAGTACTCAAAGCATTTTGACTTGCATTAAACAAGTTTTGTGTATTTATTCTATTTGTTTCATTTTGAGTTGCAGTATCTGCAGTGTTTATAGCTCTTCTCCAAACTACATTTGATTGATCTACAGCAAATTGCATGTTTGCATCAAACTTTTGTCGTGAGTCACGTAAAGTTGCATTAAACTGTGATGTTGCATTTTCTTGCCCAACGTTAAACTGTTCTATTGCAGCATTTCTATTTGAGTTTGCTGTTTCAATCTGTGATTCAAGTTCTGCAAAAAACTGTTCGACTTGCATCTCATTTTTTGCATTGAATTGCTCTTTTGCATTTTCTTCGGCAGCATCTTTGAATACAGCTTGTGTAAGAGCATTATAATTTATGGCATTGGTTTGTTGTTGAGCATCTAAATTTTTAGTGTCTATCGTCAACAACACTTGAGCGTTTGTTACAGCGGCCTGTAATCTTGCATTTAAATTTGCTCTGTCCATTGAAGCGTACGTCAAAGCATTTTGCAAAGCTGTTTTTTGTTTGTTGTCTAAATTTTTAAGTTGAATGGTAGCATACTTATTTGCATCTTGAGACGCTATAACAACCCCTGATTCCATCACAGCTTGGGTCATTGCCGCTGCGGCCATACTTGATGCACCCATACCTCTAGCTTGCATCATAGCTGATACTTTTCGTACAGCAGGGGATGCCCACGGTGGCATTGGCTTACCCTCTTCAATGCTTGCCATCAATTCACCTAATTGGAATTGTGTGGTGGCTCTTTTATCTAATTCTTCTGTTTGAGCAATAGCTAGAGATTTATCACTTACTTCACCTTGAGGTATTTCATCATCTGTTATAATAGCATCACTATCTTCTATTTGTGCAGCTTTCATATCGTCAGGTAAATTATCTTTAACCCTTTCGATATCACCCACTTGTCCTAAATCTTTTGACGCAACAGGAGCAGTTACATCAAAATCACCAGTGACTTTTTTTACACTTGCAGGTTGGTATATTCCATCTGAATAATCATACAGTCCTTTTACTGAACCATCTTCAGGAGGCATGACTGCAGGTGTAACTTCACCATCAGCAGGACCTTCCATTGGGAAAACTCTGTCAAACCCACGATCAGTTCCTATCGTATAATCTTCAGATTTTAAAATTTCATTTTCTTTTGCAGACTCTTGTAATACTGGGTTGACTTGAGGTACTCCACCTTGATTACCTGCTGCAAGATTACCTACTTCATCCATCAACTCTTGATCTGTAGTTATGGGTCTATTTTTAGGTTGATCGCCTACAGGTGGGTTTGTTTCTGCAGGTGGGTCTGTTACCTCCCCACCATTAGTAGTACCACCCTCTTGCATACGTTTTACTTTTCTATATTGAACCATTATCTACTTCCCATCAATATTTTATCTAGTTTATCTTCTAGCCTTTTGAGTGCATCCATAAGATTGTGCATATCATCCTTAACATCATCTTTACGTGCATAGTCCTCTCGTGTTTTGTTAAGTAGTATTTGTATACGCTTGACCTCTTGAAACATTTTGTTGAACGCCCAACCAAACGGTACAACAACCATTGTTAAGATTATGTTCCAGAATAACATTGGGTCAATACTTTCCATTTACACCTCATCAGGAAAATCGTATATAGGTGCGTTACCTGTTGCTTTACCATCACTGTCTACTGGCACAACAAACAAGGCTTTAAATTCATTTAAGTTACTGCAATTATTTATCTTAGTTTCTATTGTATCACAAGCAGTTCTTACTTTGTCTCTGAATGTAGATGTTGCACTAGCTATTGCAGTTCCTTTTTCTGCTTTGCGAGTTACTTCCCAATCTGACTTACTAAGTAAGTAATTTGCAGTTTCTTTTGTTCTAGTAATCCAAATTGTTTTAAGACCGACTGTTACCATTTGTTTACCAGTACGAACATCTATAACTGCCTTGCCATCATCATCAACTACATTTACATCTGCAAGTTTTTTCTCTACATCTTTAGATATATAAAATCTATCATCAAAGGTTTCTACAACTGGATCATCTTCCCAAACCAATCCAACAGACTTTTTCTCTGCATTTGTAAGATTGTTCCATTGTGCAGGATATTTTTCATTAGTATCACTTACCCATGCTTTCCCAACTTTTATAACTCTACCATTGTGTTTCCAAACCATGTTTATCTCCTATTTTGCGTTAGCATACTTAAATGGGTCTTCGGCAAATGCAAAATATATTAAATCCTGACCAGTGTTATTCATATCAGCGGCAGCTGTTCTAATTTTAAAACCATTTGATAAAAAATCCATTCCTCTTGTTGAAACTGTTGTTTGACTATGAGAATCATCTGCTACAAATGCGTTTGCAGTTGCTCCTATGTTTATTGGACTTCTTGCAATATCCATCATCATCCAAGATCCTGATTGATCACTATTTTTGATCATAACCCATGCAGGTCTAAATCCAGTATACACAAAAGCACCATCTGCATCACCATTTCCAGTAAATTTTCCAAACTTTGAATAACCTTCAACATTATTGAAACAATAAGCTATATATGTTTCTGCATTTTTATTAGTTGTAAAGTTATAACCTAAACTAAAAACAGATGCAGTTGGTGTTACTGCGTTCATATAATCAGCATCAGCATGTTCAGCATCAGCTACATTTAACTCTATATGTGTTGTTACTCCATCACCTAATCCTTTGTGATGAATATACCAGTCTTGATAATTGGCAAAACTTCTACCTTTGAACATTATTACTTCAGGTATAACACCTAAACCATGACCTATAGTTTGATCATCTCCTGATCCAGACGAATTACCAGTGTATAGAACTTGCGACATTCCTACAGTTGTATTTACTTGTACTGTTGAATCTGCTGATCCATCTGAATTTGTAGCTGTTGTTCCACCGTTTATTCTCCAAGTCCACAAAGAATAGTTTCTTCCACTTTTATTTAAAAAATTACTATTGCCTATTTTTAAAAGATTACCACTATCATCAAAATCAGTTACACCTTCTGAATTTGTCTGCTCATTTGCATTAGTATTACTTGCAAAATATTTTGTAGCACCTCTAGAGCTATCATATAATTGATGCCCTATTGAATCTGCATCTCCTTTAAACCATGCCCAATCACATACAAAGCCAAGATCAAAAGTTCTTGTTGCATCATCAGTTCCTGCATAAAAAGTTGTTGCAAAAAAATCAGATGCCTGATTATCAGCATTAGGACCAATACTGGCATAATCATCATCGGTAAGGTTTGAACTGCACAAAGCCAAGTAACCACTAGGGACCGACTCATGGAATTTACCTATACCATTTGCATCAGTATTTGATCCAACACTTTCATTTCCAGAAAACGTGCTATCTTGTCCAAAATTCCAAATAGCAGTATTAGTATTATAAAGATTAAGTGCAAATACAATGTGATCTACAAAATTTGCAGTTAAATTTTTTGAAGCTGCTAAACTACCATTCTTATACCACTTTATTGTTTTAGTTGAGCTATCTAAGTCTAGAGCTAAACCAACGACATCACCATCTGCAATAGCTGTGCTACTAGAAAAAGTTCCTGCTGCTATACTAGAGCCGTCAAAATATCCATATCCACTATCACCGTACCATGCAGTTCCTGCCGTCAGATGTGGATCTATATTTTCACCAGTTCTATATGTTTCCATATTTTGTTCTGTTATACCGACCATAAATGTGTTTATAGTGCTATCCAATCTACATTCAGCATACCATTTACCAGTTTTTACACCAAAGGTTGATTGAAAGTAAGAATAAGTAGTGCCAGTTTTAGCTATATATAAATTACCTTCTGAAAAAGTTGACACACCTGTACCAGTTGTTTTAACTAAATTGTTCATTACAGGAAAATTATTTTCTGGACAGTCAGGAACATTGCAATCATATGAATCAATACCTGCAGATGTGAAATGATTACTTCCTGCTGAATCTGCTCCAACTGTATCAGATGCACCAGTTCCAACACTAGTATTATCAAATTTTAAGTGATAACCTTGTGTGCCATGTGATCCAGTATATGATTTTGGAATCCACACACCATTTTTAGTTTCACCAAATGAGTTTATATTAAAAGATGTATTAGCTGTTCCACTGGTATCAGAAAAAAAAGATAAACCATCAACTGAATGAAACTCTGCTAAATATCCATCTATTCTATAATCTTCATGTGGTGATGCTCTGTAATCACTAATCATCTCAACTGTTGAACCTGCATTACCTGTTTGATACCAATTCATTGCTAATAGTGCATTTGTACCCGGATAATTAGCTGAACTGCCACTTGGGTTTGTGCCAAATGTTTGTTTCTCTCCATTTACATAAAGACAAACTTTATTAGTATCTGTTGTTTGTGTGGTATCTACTGCTAAAGCAATATGATACCAAGCACTCGGATCTCTAAATTGTCTTTCAGTAGTAAGTTCATGTGTCACACTATCGCCTACATAGCCAATAAAATATAATCTTTGATTACTAGTTATAGTTATATAAATTATATCAGCTACACCACCACCTTCACCTTTAGAATAAAAATACGGATTTGGTGAAGAACCCCCAACATTAAATTTAGTCCAAAAGCTCCAAACATTTTTTTGTCTACTTCCATCTGTAGAATTTACAAGTGTTCTAGTCAAAGTAGAAGATGTGCCATTAAGTCTTAATGAATTACTAACAGCACCATTGTAAAACCCAAGATCTGGATCTCCTGCACCTTCTGATCGTAAAATTGTCATCCTATGTCAATGCTCCTGATACTGACATTATAATTTTATCATTATTAGCAGAATTACTAAGTGTAGCATTTGGTTGGTCTACTGTGCAAAAATAACTTATCATATATTTTCCTGCTGTAGCAATAGCCGAAAGTTGATCAGCATTAATTAAAATAGGCGAATCAACAGTTAATGTATGACCACCAGAGTTATCTAAAAAAATAGTTCCTGATTGACCTGCTTTAAAATTATCTAGCTCAATTTCATCATTTCCACTTGGTGTATAGTTAAAATGATTACTAACTGCTAGATCCATTTGACCATTTGTATTTGTTGTAACTGTGCCTGAAGCTCTGCCAGTAACAAATACATCATCGTTCATTGTAAATATAGTTGTGCCAGTTGCTATAGAAGCAACAGTACCGTCTGCATCGTTTTTGATTGTTACATCTGTAGATGATCCTTGACCAGTAAGAATTAAACCCTCAGACGCAGTAAAACCTATTGCAGCACTATCTCCTGCAGATGTATCACCGTCAGGTTGAAATGTTGCGGCCCCAACGTCACCACTAAAATCACCTGCTGTTCCGTTCAACTGTTGTGTAAGAGTTAGTTGTCCGTTGGCTGCAATGGTTATTGCATCAGCATCACTTGCAGAACCAATAGTACCACCATCTTTAATAAGTATGTCATCTTTAAATGTGACGATACCTCCTGAAGATACTGTCATGGCATCAGTAGCAGATGTGACACCTATCGTTCCACCATCTTTAAATACAATGTCGTCTGCAACTGTAAGTAGTCCTGCAGAACTCAAAGACATTTTTTCTGTCGCTGTTTCAGATGACGCTGTTCTAAATGATAACTTAGTTGCATTACTAGATGAACTAAAATCTCCTTCAGATACAGCGGCAATACCTGCAGCCACAAGAATAGCATCAGTTCCTGTACCTTCATCTGGTGCTTGGAAATCAATCTGTCCAAGAACATCACCTGAAGCAATATCAGTCTCACCAGTTTGTAAAGTTAAAAGAAACGGATTGTCATCACCTGTCGCAGTGGATTTTAATATTAAACCATCGTCTGCATCGTGTATTATACGAACATCTTGATCGTTACCAAGTTGTATTGTACCACCATCTGCAAGAAACAAGTCAGAAAATTCTGCAGAAGCAGAACCGAGTGTAGCACCGTCTGCACTAGCAGGTACAATAGATGTGCCTACTGTTGCTGTGTTCAACACTGGACTGGTTAATGTTTTGTTTGTTAGTGTTTGTGTTGCACCTGAAGCAACTAATTCTTGACTGGCAGCACCTGTTGCAGGAAGTGTCAAAGTTGAAGGGTTGCCACCACTGCTATCCAACGCACTATGCGATGCTGCAATAATCTTTTGTCCGTGACTATTATTTTCACAATTAAGAGTTATAGCACCTTGATTAGTATTTCCTTTTATAACTACATGACCTGTTCCGTTTGCAGCAAGTTCTATATTTGCGTTGGATGTGGTAACAATATCTTGACCGTTCATGTCCAAGTTACCACCAAGTTGTGGAGATGTATCTTCTACTACGTTTGATATCGCACCTGACGTTGCAAGTCCTGCAACGATTGCACTTCTTTGTATTTTTTTAAGTCCACCACCTGACGTATCTACTGCTAAAAACACATCATCGTTTGCAACTGTAGATATCTCTGATAAAGAACCCACTGCTACAGAATTAAAATTACTACCATCTGCAATCAACAAATTACCTGCAGTGTTTGTAGCCATAGTAATGTCATCACCTGATACTGTCAGGTCACCTGCTATTGTTACGTTTTGACTTGCATCTATTGTAAGAGCAGCAGTGCCGCCTGTTGCCATAGTAATTACATCAGATCCACTAAATGTAATTGATGTGTTAGAATCTTCATCCCCTGAGATAGAGTCTAATTGTATACTGCCTACATTTGTTATTGCAGAGTCACTAAAATCTAACGTTCCTGTAACATCAAAGTTACCATCTACTGTTAAGTTACCTGCGACAGTTGCGTTTGCACCACTAAATGTAAGTGCAGTTGTTGTACCTGATTTAATTATTAAGTTACCACTAGAATTTGTTGCACTACCAAATGTTGTGCCACCATCTTTAAAGAATATATCTCCACCATCAGCATCTAAAGTTATGTCACCTGCAGTGTCAACAACAACAGCACCATCTGCAACGAGATCTAATTGTCCATCGGTGCTTGAATTAAGAAATATTGCTGTGTCTCTAAAGTAAAGTTTTTCGTCACTGTTAAGCATAACGTCATCATCAAAACGAAAATGATCATCGTCAACACCACTACCATCATGCCCTATCCATCTTAGTCGCCCATCTCTTTCCTCACCGTCAAATGTAATTAACACGTCTGAGTCTGTTGCTCCTGTACCAACTGTTAAATCGTTACCCAACAGCTTTGTTATAGGGCCACCTTCGTTGGGTGAACCATCATGAGTATGTCCTGTGCTTGCTTGGAAGGCTGCTAATAACTGATCAAACTCATCATTGGTATGAGCTGCTGTGATTGTATCACCGTCTGCATACGTAGACTGTCTTGTGTATGTTGCTCCCATTTACCTTCTTGCTCCTAATTGATATTCTAACTGAAAACCTTTTAACGAATATGGTGCTGTGCTAGTGCTACCATCTTCTACTCGTAATGCCACTGCAAAACCTGATCCTTCAACAGATTTTCTTACGATTGGTTGTGTAGGTCCTCCGTATGATGTCGTGCCATATGTAGCCGATCCATATATACCTGCAACGTTTAAACTGTCTAGGGGGTAAGCTGCAGGGCGTGTTGAGTCTTGTGACTCGTAATCATATCTTACAAATAAGTCTGCATCGATTGTGGACTCTGGTGCGTAGTTGATGTTAACTCTTTGCATGTGTTTACGTATACCGGGGTCGTTGAATGTAAGATCAGGACTTCTGTATTTTGCCCTTATTAATTCACCATCAAATGTATCACCCTGATCTTGTCTATACACTACACCATCAAATCCACCGTGTATAGCTATAACGTTACCTTCGTCAACTGTAGTATCTGTGCATGCAGGTCGCATACCTCTAATTTTAGAGAACTCAAACGCTTGACCTTTCATAACACATATCACACCCTCTGTACTTTTTTCACCACCACCAGACTTTGAAAAAAAGATGCGATATTGTGTTTTGTCTGGTATAACGAGAGATGTGAAAGCTCCAGAATCTGATATGTTTTCTCTAAACAAACTTTGCACATTAGAGCTTATGCTACCCAATTCAACGTCACCAATTCTTGCAGTACCTGCAACAGTACGTAATCCGTCAGGTCCTAAAAATATTAAGTCTCCTGCAAATTCTTGTATGGTGTCTCCATTTGTACACCCTATGTTTCTTGTAACTGGCTTCATTGCAAAATCAGCTTGGGATGAACCTGACAACTGAAATATTCTGTTTTCACAAAATATAAACAAATTATCACGGAATACTTTGAGTCCTGTTATGGTATCGTCAACTTTTATACTACCCCCACCTATTGCTGCAGAGAAGTTATCTTCATCAAAAGGTATGCTAAATACTATTTCTTGTTTGTTTGCAGACATGCCTGCATAAAACATGTGATCTTTAAATGCTGTAATAAACTTAGCACCTGCCACTGGTGGTGGAAACAAGTCTTGTACAATAGCACCTACTTCGTGGGCTGCGGCAACACTACTTGATGTTGCCCTTGTTACTCCTCCAAACTGTGTAGCACTAGCTTTACTTCCGTAAGTAAAAGTTTCACCCCCTATTAATATAGATCCTGAACTAGCAAACTGAGATGTATCATTAACTGTAATAGTTCCTGATCCTGTCATACCTGTGTCTGCTGCTATTGCTACAAGCAAAGTTGTAGACTCTCCAGTTCCTGTACTAGCAGGAGCTACATCTGTAGCTGTGAGAGATGTGTTAAAAACAGTGGGTGCATTTGCACCATCTACAACAATTAACTTATCGTTGCCATCAAAGTTAAATTTTTCAAAAGAATACTTTGTTGCGTTTGTTCGCCCTGTATCTCGTTGAGTCCATGTCTCAGACACTACTGCATTTACGGCATGAGCTGCAGCACTTGTGCTATTTGCTGATCGTGTTACACCAGTAAAAGTTGTTGTTGATTTACCTGTGTAAGTAAATTGTTCCGAGTCTATAAACAGAGTGCCACTTGATGAAAATCCATCAGTTGATTTAACAACTATAGTGCCAGACCCACTCATGGTTGCATCTGAAGCAATAGACGTTGTTAATAAATTTGATGCCGAACTAAATATTCTTTCTCCTCGTGCTGCAAGAACAAAGTCGTTAAATACAGTAGTCATAAGCACAGCTTCTGTACTACTTGATGTTTCAGGAACTGTTTGTCCAACAAACTTTTGGAATCCATTTATTCTTCTATATCCACCTTCAATGTCTGGTTCAAAGTTTTCTAGTTCAAGAGCTTGACCGGGTTTCATTATAAATGTAGATTGGTCAAGAACTAAACCACCCTCACATACAAATGGAAATGCCGCAGTGTTACTCAAATCAGCCATACTATACTGCTCTCATATATAGTTGTTTGTTAATTAATTCGACACGCATACGTTTAATTGATTTCTCAAATTGCATTTGTGCAAGTTGTGCGTTTTGTAAATCACCACGCAAACTAAACGCATAATATTTTGCTCTTTCTATTATTACGTTTTCAAATCTATCAGGTATATCTGATGTGTCTGTAGCCGAACTCAATGCTGTGTGTGTAGCGTAGTAGTAATACTTTACGGTGTACGTTGCCTTATCAGGTACAGGAGACAGACCAATATTGTTTTGTGGATCTTCGTAAACATACACTGGTATGGCTCGTGAGTTACCTGTTGGATCTGTATCCCTCTCATGATAGTTGTCAAGGTACTCACTATAAGTTATGTACTCAAGTGTAATTTCTTTTTTGTCTGCAGCTTCAAGAAATGTAAAACTGTCAAAATCAACTGTTTTGGTATTTGTTGCACCTATTGCTGATCTAGTATATAATCTTGTTCCTGCAGCAGTTGTAAAACTTTTGTTAATAACTGTGAAGGGCCATTCTGTATCTGCATTTATTATGTCATCTATTGCACGATTGACGTAATCTTTTACTGCAGTTTGTATACCACGAGATGAACTAAACGTGCTACTTGTTAACTCGACCTCGTTTAGATCTCTCAGCACGTTGTTGATTAATACTAGATAACTGCTCGCCATGTTTAAGTTTCTCTTTGATATGTTTTGTTTCTAAATAGTGTTTTCTTTTTTGGATTCTACGTGATGGACTATTTAGTTTTTTGTTAATGTCTGCTACTTGTTCTTGAGTCAGTAGTTTGTAAGGTTTAGTATCAAATACAGGTATTAGCAATCGTAGATTTTTTTTTTAATCTAATTACTTTGTACCATGTCACTTTTTATGTGCTTTCTTTAACTGTTCTTTTGCTCGTTTTGCTATCGCTACAACCTCTGTTTTACCCATCACTTTTGCACGTTGTTCCATGACTGTAAGGATTTGTATCTTTCTCGCATACGGTTTCTTGATTCTTTTAACTTTTGCAACCGTTGCTCTGGCGTCAGCAGGTGTAGCGAACTTGATGCTAACCGTGTCTCTAGGGTTTTCATCTGTGTATAAACGTCTGTCGCTACCTTTTGGCTTTTTACCTGTTCCAACTTTAGGATCTTTTTTCTTCTTTTTCTTCACTTTGAACTTCTTTGATAGCACTTTGCATCATGTTGTTTAACGTTTTTAATTTTTCGTTTGCAGTTATGACATCGTGCAATGCTTGATCGACCATATTTAAAGCTGCGTTATTGTTGTTTAATACAGCTTGTGCATTTTCAATTTGTAGTTGATATTGAAAAGCTAGTGCTTGTGCGGCTAGTTTTTTCATAGGATACTCCTTTTTAGGATTATACAGATAGACTGTTGAATTGTCAAGATATAGATACTAGAATCTACCCATCCACTTGCCTACAAACCACGCCATTAAACCTGCTAAAAATATTAAACCTAGAGCTGCAATTCCGTAGCCTATGTACTCCATAAGTTCTTCTCTACGTTTTTGTTCCATCTTCTCTTGGTGACGTCTAGCTTTTCGTGCTTCTACTTGGAATTTTTGCCAGTCTTGCCAAAGTCCGGGTCTACCTAAATAGATCATCATTTTCTTGAGTTCTTCTTCTTTCTCTCGTATTTGTTCAAGAGCCATGAACTCCTCCAGATCTGTACCACCACCCTTTAACTTTTTTTTACTTGCTTTCTTTTCTAACTCTTCTTTTGAGAATACAAAATCTGATATCTGTTGTACACATCCACTTAGTTCTTTTCCGTTTGAAACGAAATTTTTAATCACCGAGAAAGCAGCGTTGGCCGCAGCTAATTCTGCTAACATGGTATTCCCCTTACCTGTTTATTGGTTTGCAATATGCTGTTATTTTTTTATTACCATCCTCGTTTGGTATCATTGGTTGTTTAGTTAAACGTTCTGCAAAGTACAGACACTCATCTACACTTTTAAATCTTTGTGTTTGGTTTATCACTGTCGTGTCGATCATGAAGATCAGTAGAAACTCTATCATTGTGATGGCAATCGCAAGAACACTCTTCGCAGTCGCAATCGTAACATTCGCAAGTCTCGCATCGCTTCTTATCCAGTCCACTCATAGCCTGCCCTCATCATTTGAGCTAGATGCTCACTGCGTTTACCAACCTGCTTTGCCCAACGTGAGTCAAGCATCTGTTCGCTTGCTTCGTAGAAATCACCCACCTCGATAGCTCCCCACATCTTAACAAATTTCATAAGACGAGGAACACCCATATTAAATCCCATATCTACGAGACACATTTGTCGCACTTGGTCAAGTTGGTTTACAATAGGTTTTCTTTCAAGTAATTCTTTTTCTACAATAGCTATGTCGTTCATACAAAGGTAATATGCTTCTTCTTCGGTAAGACCCACCTTCAAAATATCTTCAAGTGTCTTACCTATATAATCTAACTCGGTGTCGGTTATACCACGATCTTCAAGATTTCTGCCTATGCCGATAGTGCTTATACCTAGACTATCCTTATAAGGCTCAAGCACCATCCCCTCGTGCTTGGCAACCATCTTTACAAATTCACTTAACTCATATTTCATATTCTGCTTTTCTACCTCTGTGTATCATGCCACCCATCATTGCCGATACTGTCTTTGATTTCTTTCTTCGTTTACCTGATGCCGTGACAGACCACTTAACAGCTTTGGGACCTGTCTTTTTCTTTGCTTCTTGTTTACTTATCTTGCCTGCAACGGCTTTAGGTCTACACGCAGGATATGGGCGTGTTTTCTTTTCTTTGCCAGACCGACCACACTTCTTGCCAGTCTTGACATCACGCCAATCCTCTTTAAACCACTTTGTTAATCCCCCCTCTGGTTTGCTCATTATGCGTATCCACCACCACGCTTTTTATATGTACGAACAAGCCATGCGTTTGCGTACGCACTGGGATATACTTTGAACTTCTTCTTTGCTTCTGCTTTTACACTAGCATATAGCTTTGGGTTAGTTGGCTTTGCACCACTTTTCTTTTTAGCTTTCTTTTTTGTTGCCATGTTATACTCCTTTACATGCACAAATCTTCATACTTAGTTGTATGAAGTCGATGTTTGGATAAATCCCCTGAACATCCAAATATTTTCCATAACCAATCTGTCATTTTTTCCTCAACATTTTTGCTGCTTGACCTACACCTTTTATACCAAACGATGCAGATATAGCTATATATAATAAGTATTGATACCAATCAGGCAATGTAGCAAGAACCTCAAAGCCACTTTGTACGTACTCTCTCATTCCGGGGATGAACACCAGTATGGCAGGAGCAAGTAGCACAACTAACGCAAATTCGTCTTTCCAAGAATCCACCGTAGCATCTGCCATCTTACCTTCCCATGCAACTTCACCTGCTGCGACTTTCTCTGCAACAGTAGCACGAGCTTTAGCTTCTGCAACCTTTGCTTCTCCGTCTGCTTTAGTTTTTGCAACTTTGTTTTCAAACCAAGTGCCTGCTAGATTTGCTATAGGACCTATAAGAGCAGTAAACACTAAAACCTCCCTTGAGACTTATGTAGTTGGTTTACATAATTTCTATAGAACTTGTTACTTATTTTGTTTAGTATTTTAAACATACAGAAGTTTATTGAAGCTAACATTTCCATCGTCTCCTTGCTTGTCGCAATCTACTGTTTGGGTTCTTGGCTGCTTTAGGGAACTTTTTCATTTGACCTGCAGATCTAGCACAAAAAGACTTACGTCTCTTTGCGTCTTTGCTCCCCGGCTTTACCTTGCCAGTTACAGCAGTCTTGAGTTTACTGCCGGGGTTTTCTCTGCGATATTTAGCAACACCTTTAGCAGTCATGCCTGCACCCTTTTTGGTAGGGCGTTTGTCACCACTCTTGATGGTGTAGCCTTTCATGCTCCCACGTTTCTTGGTCATGGCTACTTCTTTCTTTTACCACCCATAGCACCACCTTTAGCCATCATCTTCTTCATGCGACCACCACCTGCCATGTACTTCTTGGTTTTGCCACCACCTTTCATCATCTTCTTGGCTTTGCCACCACCCATCATCATTTGCTTTTTACCACCTGCAGTGCCACCTTTAGCCATCATCTTTTTCTTTTTCATGGCTTTGCCACCACCTGCTTTTTTTGTGGGTTTAAGTCTTTTTGGTGTAAATCCCCCACCTGTTGCTTTATTTATTTTACCCATTATACTTATTATTTTAGCTTCATCAGCTTTTGAACTATACTTATCCAATTGTGGCATGCTTGCTAATTGTTTTAGTAATGAGCTTAAATTCTCAGCCATTGTCATTCTCCGAATATAAGTTATCAAATGTTATTGCAGGATCAAGATAAGTTTCGTGAATCTCTGCATTGTGTATGTACTGGCTCGGTCTAAAATCTGGAGGACCTTCACCAGTTTCCCAAAGTGCAGGACTTGTTGCCCTTACTCTGTTGTTTGGCAAAGCAACGATGTTGCCTGTCCAATCTCCTGCGTCTATCAACTGCAATACGTGACTTTGTTTGTGTTGTGCAGGGTCATCTGCTATATCACTCTCTGTATAATCTACAGTAAATAGATATTGTCCTTTATGAAACTCTCCGTCTATCTTGCAAATCCACGGAGATGAACTAACTCTATCTAGTCGCACTATTGAGTGATGATGTGAGCTACAATCCCACGGCTGAGCTAAATGCGTTGGCATTATCTGCGGCCACTCTTCGTACGGTATATCAGCAACGAGTGCTGTTATTGGCATCCTTGCCCACATTGCACCACCGTGTACGTTCGGTTCGTTTTCATCGTCATCACTTTCACATCCTGTAAATACAACTTGAAAACTTAGACATCTGTCTGGCACTGTGTTTACGGCTATTGCTAGTCCGTGTAAATATTCACCATGATACATTTGGTGATTGTGTGTGAACTCTTTTCGTACCCAACACTTAAAGTGTGGTATGTTACTTATCAAGTATGCCATTTTATCTACCCCACTGTTTCTTTAAATAGTTTTGTACAAGTGTAGACTTAACAGCTAGATTGTGTTGTTTGTTGTTTATTGCATGAGCGTTTACTTCATACAAGTTACGCAACACAAAACTTTGTTCGTAACTAACATTGGTAGATAACCAACCTATCAATGCTTTTCGTGATCCCTTTGTTACTTTGTTAACACTGTGGGGATATATAATTGGAAAGAATAAAACTTGACCTGCTTTTAACTTAAAAGGTATTTCACCTATTTCATTGTCAAGTACAAACTCTCCACCTTCGTAGTCGTCTGATAAACAGACTGTAAAACCGTAATCAAAATACACATGATTCATTTTAGGTTCTGCCTTAAAACTATCTATGTGCTTGTTGTAATAATCACCCTCTGTGTAGTTATTGTAAAAGTTTACTGATACACGGTTAGGACATATTACTGAGTCAACAAATGGATTATTTACAATTCGTGAAGCTACAAGATTTCTTATCTCATCTGCAACTTTTACTGACTCTGTATTCTTCTTGACACTTTCTAATGGCTGTGTCTTATTGCCATCTTCCATTTTTGGACAAAGTTTTAAACACTTGTCCACATCTTCTTTGGTTAGTATTTGTAATAACATTGCTCGCCTTTATCATTAAAATATTCCCCTATAAGATATGAAAGGGGTGGTTGCCCACCCCAATCTATTTTTTTAAGTTCCAGTTGAAACTGTAGCAGATTCTACAGGATTGACAGAGATGTCAGCTAGAACAACGTGTATTCTAAATCTAGCGGCACTCTCCCCTGATGATCCACCATCGAGTATTAACGCATCGATAGTGTCTGCTGAAGTTAAAACTCTAGCATTAGAACCTGAAGCACCTACAGCAGCTTCTAAGAATGGTGTAAAACCTGCAGCCAATGCAGAACCGTCAACAAAACAGTCCACATCACCACCTGTGATACCCACATCCAAAGTAATCTGCGAGTTACCTCTTGCTTCTAAAACTTCAAGAACACCTGCAACAATCATAGTATCAGCAGGAACGTCAATCAACTGAATAACGTCTCCCCCTGTACCACCATCTGCAGTATCGTGAACTTGTGAAGTCACCACGTAAGGTCTTGCGACATTACCCGGATGACCTGCAGTTCCTCCGTTAGGAGTTCTATCTATTGTAGCCATAGTTAATCCTCCCTATTAAGCAAAATCTATAACGCCACGGACTAAGGCTTCTGGTCTAAGAATTTTTCTACCAAAAACATGTAGTCCTCTAACAACGTCAGAGAATGATTCAGTTGAACGTACCACTTCGGTCTTTGCGATGTGAGACGCTGTAGCTGCAGCAGAAATGTGACCTGCTAAGATAACGTTTTCAGAAGCATCAGTTGCTAAACCTGACATTGTTACCTGATCAGTTCCATTTGTGCTGTTTAAAGCTGTAGACTTGTAGCATGTAAAGCCTGCAAGTGTACCCGGAGTTGCAAGTCCGTTTCTTAGGTTAGAAGATCCATCGCCAGTTACCTGTACTTCTGCAATCTTGTTACCTGCTTGAAACATCTTCTCGTAGAAAATCGGAGGTGCAACAAACCATCTATTCTCTTCTGGCACAGACTGGTCATCAAGCACTCTTGCCATTAATAGCATGAGGTTGATACCTGCATCGTCTGTCTCTACGTTAATAGGAGCAGATGCTGTACCTAAAGCTGAGTTAGTAGTTGTTAGACCACCTGATAAACTTGCATCATCAGCACCTGCAAGACCTGCACCGTCTGATAAAGCTTGTAACACGTTTGCATCGTATTTTCTCTTCAAAGAAAAAGCACCTGAAGAAGTTGCTAATGCTTCAAAGTTGACATGAGAGTGTCTCTCTTCGATGTCATCGATTTTAAATGCAAATGCGTTTGCTTGGTCAACGGTCAATGTAATTTGATCGTCAGCCAAGTTTTGAGTATTTACCACAGAACCTCTTGTATAACTGGATACAGTTATTGTTGGTTCTTTGATAATATTCACAGTGTCGCCAAAGTTTTCAATCTCTCCTGTGTAATCAGTATTCGTAATATCTTCTGCAACCGAAGCACGTCTGAAGAACTTGAGAACTTTTTGGCTAAATATCTGAGGAGCGAAATTACCTGACGGTAAGTTTCCATATCCTGCAGCAGTTCCGAAAGCCATTTTCTCTCTCCTTTTTTGAGGTTTTAGCTGTTCATATCAATTCGCCCTTCTTGCCGTGCTAAGTCGATCTCGGCTTCCACCTTTTCAAACTCCCACGGTTTAAGTCTGGCGATGTCAGAACCTTTCCAAATCTTTTTAGTAGAATCTTTTGTTGCAACCTCTCTAGGTTGTTGTCTTGCTACAGATGCTGCGGCATCAGATTCTTTTGACTTAGTAGGTTTCTTTTTAGAGATTCCCATCTCTGCTTTGTAGAGGGATATGATTTTACCTGCCCATTTAGCGTCAGTGTTATTTTTATATATACCATCACTAATTTGTTTAGGTTGATCATCGAGCCACCCTAAAAACTCTTCATCTGTTTTAAGATCATGAAAGTCAGGATGTAGTCTGAGAAGTTCTTCAAAAGCTTTTTCTTTTTCTAAATCTTTCTCTCGCTGTTTTACTGACGCAATCTCTTCACGGAGTTTTGCAACTTGTGTTTCAGTTTGTAGTCCTGAAACTGTTTCAACAACTTCAAAAACATCAGGATATCGTTCTTTGAACTCCTCTAGTTCTTCCATTGTCTTTGGTGCTTTCGCACCTCTGGGCATTTCATACACCCTTTTCTTAACAGCTTCTAGCTCACTTGCAAGTTGTTCACGTTCATCTTTAAACTCATTGAGTTTCGTGTCATAATGTTTTTTAAGATCATCATAACGCTTTTTGTAATCGTGTTCTTCTTGTTGTTTTGCTTCTACAAAACTGGTATCAGAAGGTTTTGGTTTCTCTTGAGTAGCCACTTCTTGTGTGGGGTCTTGAGTTTCTTCTGTGGTTTCTTCTTCATCTTTGTATACATCGTCACGATATTTACCACGATAAAGATTTTTGTTGTTAGTTACTCCAAATGAATCGTTTGGTTTGTTGGCTCTTACGCCCTTTACTTGTGTTGCCATAGTTTTTTACCTCATATTGCAGTGCCACTGGCTGTGGGTAGCTGCTTCGGTTTGTCAGGGCCACTAGTGTGGGTAGCTGACTAATTCTTTTATGGTACTCTTCTATAAAAATTATGTTTTCCAATTTTTTTATAAAATTTTAATTTAGGGTTTTTGTCATTTACTGCAGACGGTTTACCTGCTACAGAATATTGAAAGACATCTGGTGGTAACATTTCCATCTCGTAATCTGGTTCACCACCCCCCTTTGTTAAAACATTTTCTGCAGCATCTAATCCTGCTTGAAATACTTTAGGGTTTTTAAGAATTTCTTGTATTCTTGGTCTAATATGTTTTCTTTCTAGTCCATCATACATAAACATTTTTGATCCAGTTCCTCTAGTAGAACGTTGTTTCATGATTTCTTTTATTGTGTTTATGTTTCTATACTCGTACGTTTTGTCATTTACCCTGTTAACTATAGTTTGTACTATAGCTTCAAGTTCTGGTAGGGTAGAGGTTTCTAATGGAGCTTCAACTCCTGCTAACAGTCCTAATCTAGCTTTATCTCCCGGTATAGTGTCTATAAAATTTTCTATGTCTGCTCTTAGTGGTTTTCTTTTTTTTAAAAAATTTTTAAAAGCTGTAAAAGTAGCTGCATCTCGTGTTACTGGTGCTGTTACAAATCCACCATCTTCTACTACGTCACCTTTTTTTTTTTGAATGAAACCTCTTGCTTGGGGTTTTTCATCTTGTTGGGATTCTTCTTGTCTCCGTTGCACCTCTCGTTTACCACGATTGTTTATTTTTCTAAGTCTATCGTAACCTATTTCTTTTGCTATAATGGCAGGTATGTAAACTTCGTTACGAGATACAAGTAATTTAACTTTGTCTGCTATATTTATTTTAGGATCTCCAAAGCGTACGTCAACCCCTTTTTCTTGTAAATTTGTAATAGCTGTGTTTATCATGCGTTGAATGTCTTGTTTTCCTGCTTCTTCTGCAGCAGGTGCGTTGATAATAAAATCACCCTGCCGTGCATCCATAGGTTTGTCGTCAGCTATTTCTTGTTGGTCTGTAGCATTAGGATCAGGTGCTATAAAACCTGCAGGTTGCACAACTTCGGTTGTGTTACCACCTTCTTGCATACCAACACGACCACCAGTTTTAAATAAACCAGATGTTTCTGGAGTTCCAGTATCTCCATAATCAGTACCCCCCTGATCTTCCTCAGGAGGATCTTCACCGATATCATAACCTATGCCAACAGGATCATCGTACACAGTACCACCAACAACTGTTGTTCCCTGATCTCCTCTGTCAAAAGTTTCATCATTATCATCTTGTTGTTGTTGTTGTTGCTGTTGTTGCTGTTGCTGTTGTTGTCGCTGTTGTCGTTGTTCTTTTCTGTCTCTAGCTTCAGACAACATTTGTGAAAGAGTTTTGCCTTCGATAGTTCTACCAAATGTAGATCGTCTACTTCTTACATCACCAAGTACATTTTTGACTTCACCAAGAGTGAGTCCATACATGTTACCTAATTCGATTGCGTCTTTTTCTCTACCCATCGCAGCAATACCGTTTATGGTGTGATGATAGCCACGCTCATCGTACCCTGCACCAACTAATGATTTTGATTTAGCAGGATTAGTTGGATCATAATCTGATGTTTCATACCCTCTTTTTAATGCTTCCATTCGTTTGGCAGTTTCTTGATCTATACCAATCATACCTGCTCCGTTATATATTCTACTACCATGATCTCTGTATATGGCACTGCCTGCATTTTTAGAGTTTACACTAAATCCGTAGTCTTTACCTCTCATGTAATTATTAAAATCTTCGGTTGGTGAGGTACTAAATTCTTCTGGCCCCATAGCAAAAGCATTTTTTATTTCAGTGTATTTAGATTTATTTTTATTGTAACTGTCCAATCTAGCAGACTCACTAAAATCTTGAATAGCACCCATGATACCAGTGGGTTTAAATTCTTCAACACCAAACATATTTTTTTGACTTTTACCTGCAAGCATTGATGCTCCTATTTCAATAGGTAAACCTGTCAATCCAAACACTGCACTCATCCCCTTTGCTGCACTGTATTTTTGAAATTGTTCTTTAGATGGTGCTTCTATAGTCATACCAAATGCAGTTAAATCTGATTTATCATCTACACCCAAATCTCTTAAATGCTCATCATAAGACAATGGTAAATTTTCAAAATTAACAACGTTGTCTATGTCATAATCAAAATCAAGTATATTTGGAATACCAGTCTGAGCGTCATCGGGGATTATAGTTGGTGCTACATACCCTGTGTCTTTATCATCCTCTTCTTCTTTTGGCTTTGTCGTTTGAATCCCTGATCTACCTAGTGTTTGATTGTAAAAATTAACAATACTGTTCTGATATTCATCAGGAGTTAAAGTTTCAAAGTTAGTGTAGAAGTTAAGCATTTTTAGTTATCCTTGCGTGATTATTCTTCAACTCTAGGAGCATTTCCAGTAAAGCCAGTCTCCCCTGCAGTTGGCGTAGCTCCGACTCCGATTGTGCCGTTACCAGACCCTTGACTGTCAGTTCCTTCAGGTTGTTGAGATACTCCACTAGGTTGTTCCATTCCTTGCTGTTGATTAGTGGCGACAGCATTTTCGCCTGCTCCTTGTTGTACATTAGCCATCATTCCTTTTAACATTTCAGCGTACAGTTGTGCTTCGTTTGCATCGTTGACTAACGTGTCAGGATCAATATCTTGTGCGATTGCAAGCTCTCTTATCAAGTTAGGTATCTTTATAAAAGGTGCAAGCATAGGGTTAGATACGGTTTGAAGCAATGCAGTCAGTCTTTGTGTGCGTACTTCTTTTTGCATGACTGCTGCAACCCCACGAGGTTTTATTTCTAGATCCCCTTTGATCTCCCCTAAGTCATCATTAAACTGCATATTCCACTGAAACAAAGATTCGCCCAGTGGTTTGAGTAGATGATCATCTATATTCTTTATGACTGTTTTCATAGCCAGTCCTGCCGAACCCATCAACATAGATAGTCCTGCAGCAGTTCTACCAGTGCCAGTCACACCTGTTTGTCCGTGTAGTATGGATGGTATACCTGTATCTTCATCGGCAAGTTGTCGTGATATTTGATACATTTGTATATTCTCTGGTGCAGTGTTCGGAAACTTTAGTCCGTTAATTGCCGTGCCAGTTACACCAGACTGTCGTCTAAATATTTTACCGGGGAATATATCCATGTTTTGTCCGGGAACTAAGCTTGCTTCGTCTACATCAAATACAAGATTACCTGCAAGTGCCAAGTTGTCGATAGCCATACGGTAGTGTCCGTTCATCAACTTTTGTGAGTATTCCATGTTCTCTGCAACACCAACACCCCATATTTGATATGGGTCTATTTCAAATGGAAATGCTTGAAACGGTAATCGTGCAGGTGTAAATGGATTAGCAACACACCTAATGACCATACCACCACATACCCAAACGTTAACTTGTAGTTGGTCAAACTCTGACATCTCGTTGGCATTTTCCATGCCGACTTCACCTGCATACTTTTTGTCTATGACTCCCCAATATTCAAGAACTTCGTATCTGTTTTCTTGATAGTAAGGCTCGGTATCATCTTCACGGATGGTATCTTCGTAGTATTTGTCCTCGTAGTTAGGGCCTTTTGAAAGACACTCTTCGATAGCTGACGCATCAAAGTATGGTCGTTTGATTAGACCACGAAGCTGTTGTCTGTTCATACGATGTCGTTGTATGACATACTCACAATCTTCTATGCTTGTTGCAGATGGATCAGGATGAAAATCCCACAACGATACGTACTCAATACGTGGCATTGTTTTTTCGTAAGGACTGTAAACTTTCTCTCCAGTTTCAGGATCTATCTCCCAGTTGTGGACACGTTTATAAAAGTTTAATGGGCCTTTGACTATGCCTGTTCCAAGCAATGCTGATTCAAATATAGCTTTACGAAAAACGTTAACTGCATTACTGTCAGTTAGTTGATCGTGAATACACTTCTCCATGTTCATAGCCATCTTTTGTGCAGGTTTAAGTTGTGGCTCTCCTAATTTTGCAGGGCCTGCACTTAACATATCTGGAAACTCTTCTCCGTAAGTTCCTAGTTTGTGAGGTTCACGAGTTGCCAAAGCTCCGGGGGGTAGTTCTCTTCCATCACCTTCAAATCCATATGGATCAGGTTTCTCTTCAGCTTCGTCAAGAGGAGTTGTTTTGTGAGCAAACTCCTCAATACCTTCAGGCATTGGAGTTGGTTCTACTACCAGTGGAAACTTTTTGTTACTAAAAAGTATGTCAACTATTTGTCCGTATGCAGCAAGAACTTTAGTTTTGGTTATCTTTATAAATACTTTAGATCTTTCTGAATCACGATATTGAGTCGTTGAGTCATATATACCTTTGAAGTTTTTATAAGATTGCAACCACTTTAGTTCGTGCGAACGTCTGCCATTCTCTGCATCTTCAAACTTGGCTTTGACGTAGCCTGCCAATCCGGGCATAGAGTCATCAGGATTTTGGATAGGTACAGGTGTATCATCGTCAGGTTGAAGAAAACTTTCATCAGCCATGATTTATCCTTGATTAGAAATAGTTTCTATCGTCAGCCATTTTAAATAAAGAAGCTTCAACAGTTGGTTTTGTTTGCTTCTTTGGCATGTCAACTTGCAACGCATCTTGATTTACTTCAGTTGTAAACTCAAGACCTTCTCTATATAGATTAGTAGAACCTTGAGCATCATCAACTGATACTTTATCTGATCCCATTATATAGGCTGCACCTTGATTAAGATTGTCTGCCATTATTATCTCCTTTTAACGAGGTTGTGCGAACCCACGTAATTGTGAGCCTGCTTTTGTTCTAGATTCCTCTAGAAATCTTTTTCTGTACGCTTCATCACTTAGTGGGTCATCAGCGTCTCGTCTTGGTAACTCTGATGGATCGTACATCGCTGTTGTTCCTTGTAGTCGTGGATCATCTTTAAATATTTGTTTTTCCTGAGATGTATCCATTTGATCTATGCCACCAAAACGTTTATCAATATCTTTTCTTGCAAATCCCTCTATCTCACCTACGTTTGTAGGAGAAGTTGGAAAAATCATTCCTGCACCTGCTACTGGTAATGCTCTTCCGAGTGCAGTCTGTGCTAACTTTGGTGCAATCTTTGACGTTGTTTGAGCTATAGTCGATTGTGCAATTTCTTCAGTAACTAGCTCGCCAGTATCATCTAATATCTCTGACCCTGCTGCACCTCCTAATAATATTGCAGTTGGATCTACAGATTTTAGTTTCTTAGTTTTTATTGTCTTATCTTCAATCTGAGGTGCAAGACTGCCATCATCTATGTTCATACTTCTAAACCAGTCTTGAGTTTCTTTGCTTGTTTCAGCAATACTAGCAGGTGGTTTATCATCAAGTACTTTGTAATCACCCTCTATAAAATCAGTATCAACCGTAGATATAACATTGACACCCTTTTCGTAAGTAGGACCTTTATAAACATCTGTGCTAGGCTTTACAAATTCTACAGGTTGATTTGGACTAAATACATCTCTATCACGAGCTAAAAATTTACTTTCTTTTTCTGCAGCTTGCATACCCCCCGGAAGAGTTCTACTATACTCTTGATACATATAGTCCGTTAACATGTTAGCGTCTTTAGCAGCCCCTTGAGGATTAGCAGACCCCGGAGCAAGACCAACGTATCTTGCTTGCTCTGCACCACCACCAACCACTCTGCCTGTTAGAAGAGCAGCCTTTTCTAAACTTACACCTAAACTTGATAATGTGGTAGCGTGTATTCTTCGTAAATCGTAGGCAGTAATATTTGTTGTTCCTTTGACCACATCCCCTGATACATCTACTTTAAGTCTAGGAGGTAAGAGATTTGCTTTTTTTAATTTTTTAAGCAAACCTGTAATATCTGTATCATCAATAGGTTCAAGTTTACCTTTTACCTTTTTTTGAAATATAAATTTTTCACCATCAAATTTATTTTCATTATATAACTTTTGACTGTTAAGAATTGCCATAGCTCTTCTTGTCAAAGGAACATTTATAGGAGAGCCTTTTGCACCGACCCTGTTACCACCTATAAATAGACTGTGTATATTATGTCTTGATTCAGGTTCGTATATATCAAACGGAGTTATACCTCCTGCAGCATTTGGTCTAAAACCTGTATAGAGTTGAAATAGCAAAGCATTTGCTACAGGTTTTGAATCAGGATTGTTTTTTACAAACTCTACTAATCCTTTATGAAAGTCACCAATTTTTTCAGGATTGTAAAGAAATTTTGATGTATATTTACCCCCCTTTGCAGGTCGAGCAACTCCCTCTGTTAATTTTTTGTAGTCCTCGTTAAATCTTAATCTGTTAACTTGCCTGAATACGTTTTCTTCTATACTTTTGAAAGCACTGTAAAACTGTCCTCTACTTCCTTCACCAACAGAATCAAGTAATTTGACAAGGGGGTTATCTTCATTTCCCCAATGACCATCAAACAATTCAACAACTGGATTTTTTAAATAGGTTTTAAGGACTTTATTGTTAATAAGCCTTTTTTCAAAATCCTCAAGCTTTTTGCCTGTAGCACGAGATGCTTTTGCATACTCGTTAATTGTTTCCTCTAATGTAGTTTGCTTTGGGTCGAAGTTAGGCATTACAGCAGCCTTACCACCACCTCCTGTTACTTGAGCCATTTATTAATATCCAAATGTTTGGTCTTGCATTTGATAGACCTGATTCTTGATGCCACCAAGCGTTTTATGAATCGATACATATCCTGTCATCCTTGTCATTAACATATATCGCAGTGCATCATATGCGTGATCTTCTGCCTTTGTGTCCACATCCTCTGCATTTGTTTTGCTAAGAGGTATACCTGAAAGTTGTTTGATAAGGTTGACACAATTCGGAAATATTCGTAATCTAGGTTCGTCTGTTCGTGGATCATCTGCAAGCCTACGATGTATTTCCATTTTACCTTGCAGTCTGTTTCTGTCTGATGGCATCCAACGTACGCCACATCTCATCATCGTCTCTGCTATTGATGGGCCGAACCCTGTCTTGTTCCAACACGATGAGTCAAGCACTGTATAGTGTGGTGTCGGATCTTCTTGTTCTACTTGTAGTATTCTATCTGCCAACTGCTCTGCTGTCAACTGTTTTACGTACAGTTCACGATAAACCCATATATTGTTATCCCAGTCAATAGCACCCCACAGGACACAAGAAGGACTCGCATACCCATAGTCAGCGGCACGTATTCTGGGGAAATTCGGTGGAAGCTCGAAACTCGGTGTAACATGTTTACTCCTACTAAATTCAGGGAAAGCTGCACCCTCTGTCACTTCCCAGTCACCTTCAAGAAGTCGCTTACGCTCGACTTCAGGTAGTGATCTTAACATCGCTTCGTATTGTCCATCAGCCAACAAGTATGGATTGTCGGTCAAACGTGCAGGGATGAACCTGCGATAGAAGAGTGGTTCGCCTTCCTTTTCGTGACCTTTGGGCCACAAGAAAGGTTTGCCTGTTTCGATGTCTACTGCAGGAAAAGTCGAATTGTGTTCAGATGGATCGATGTACATCTTTTTAACCCACCAACCACCGACTCCTCCGGGGTTCGCTGTACAACGCATGTACAGATGACTTTGCAGTTCAGGATCAGTTGCTCTTAGTCGTGAACGGAGATAATCCCAAACGTAAGGCGAGGGATATTGGGTTATCTCATCAATGCCTATCCAGTTAAACGACTGACCCTGAAATCGTGTTACGTCTTTGTCTTTGTCAAGATACGTAAACCAAATTGTTGCACCTGACGGAAAATGCCACGTTGACTTTGACTCCCGGAACTTTGCACCGGGGAAAGCTTTGGGATATAGTTGACGTGACTTGTCTATTAGTTCTGTTAGCTCATCCAGAGTACGCCTAAGAAGAAGCCCACGATGATTGCTATTGTGGCAATACCGAAGAGGGTCTGCGAGAAGTGCAAAGCTTTTTCCCCCACCTGCTGAGCCACCGTACAGAACATCTCTTTCACTTGAGGAAAGAAACTCTTCTTGAGGACCTTCGTTTGGCTGAAAAATAATTTCACGCCCATCCACCAGTTGCTCAACAACATCTGGCAACTCTTGCAGATCCGTTTTATCGATAACAGCAGTCGTGTCTTGATTGAGTGCTTTGTCGACTTTTGTGATTTTTTCTTCGAGTTTTCTGGCATAGCGTCTTTTACTTTCTGCTTGCTTTGTTACCTTTGCTGCTCGTTTCTTTGCTTCAGTAAGTCTACGTTGTGTTTGCTTACGAGCTTTGACTGCAGAGGAATAGTTGTATCTTTGTTTGGGAGCGTTGGGGTCTTTCTTTGGTCGACCTCGCTTCGGAGTAGATTCAGACATTAACCCATATCTGGTTTACGTGAACCTGATCCCGGAGTATAAGTCTTTCCCTTTTTACCACCTTCGTACTTTAATCTATCTCTCAATTTTTTTGGAACATTCTGTTTGTAAAGTCCTGTAGTACCTCTATAAAACGCTGTCTTTGCTTCATCATAACTAGCAGGTTTAAATCCTGCGTCTGTAAGCATTGATTTTTTGCTTGTGCTAGTGAAAGGAGATTTTTGAATTATTCTCGCTCTTTTGTACTGTTCAGTAGCAGCTTGTTTCAAAGTTTTAGGCTTTGGTGGTTTCTTAGGACCTCCAAGCTTTTCAACTTGTTTTTGTATTCGCTTATCTCTTTCCTTTTCTTCAAGTGATTTAGCCATCAATAGTTACCCCTTTCTTGGGTGGAAGTAGTACAATGCCATGCACAGCTTGTACATTTACGTTGGTTGTTTCTTGTTTACCCAATCCGACCCTGTTTAAAAGCGATTCTGCAGCCCTAAAGCGTAGATCGTCTCCTCTTTCAGGCACTGGGTTGTCTATTGTCGTTACAAGGCGTGTAGCAGCCTTAAATGCGTTCATAGATAGCACGTTTTGTGTGCGTCTTATGATCTCATCTGCTAAACTATTGCGTAACCACGTCACTGATCCCTTTGCATATCCTGCTTTAAGGGCTGCATCAGTTACATTGCCACCATTTTCAAAGAGTACTTCTAGAAATTGTTCCTGTTGAGGACTTATTTCACGTTCTTTGCTTCTCTGTTTGGGGAGTAAATTTGTCACAACGGTATGCTCTTGCTTCCATGTGGGGTTTGTACAAGGGTAAATCTTGTTTTATTTCGTATACTCGTGCTAAACACTGGTCATGGGTCATATAAGGACCTCGTGTATCCTTTAATTGTTCACAACTTTCGTCTAATGTAGGATGACCCATTAGACAAATCAGTACAAACGCTTCATACATGGAGTTCTTTCTTGTTAAATTGACAAAAAATCAAAGAAATAAAGCCAAATACACTAATTCTTCAGATAATACTTGGTTGCATGTGCTTTAGTTGATCTTTTGTTACTTTAATAATAGTAACTTAGCATAACCACGTCAAGAAAAATAATTATTTTGTTGACAGAATAGGAATTGGTCGGTACAATCGGAGTGTAACCCTCCGGGAATACACCATACCCCCCAAATTAACTGTTCTTAGTATAGAGAAGCGTACCCATGCAGGGTATTCTTTGCACGCCTATCCCAAAGGGATGCACCATAACTTGTACAAGTAACTATTTTACGTAAAAATATGGCTACATTGCATGCAAATACTGGGGGGCCCGGGGTGGCTCTTGCGTGTACGCACGGAAAACTATATATTTTTATGTGATTTCTACTTTGCTACGATCATTGATAGTTCCAAAGGCTGAAACACCACCCAACACAAAACCCAACACAATAATAAAAGGTAATCATGCACGCACACGCACCCACGTTGCCGATTTGTCAAAAGTTAGTCATACAAATAATATGAAAAGGTATCTTTCAAGGTGGATATTGCGAGCAATACGCTAGACTACAAATAAAGCGATTACATAAAAGAAACAATCATTTACATATATATTGAAGCTAACAAATAAAAAACGCCCTAGAAACTAATCTAAGGCGTTTTCATGGAGGTATTTAAAAAGTATTAATTCAAATCTTCAAGAATGTAAATACCTTTTTTAATCTTTTCTTTAGTTGTTTTAGTATCTTCCTGAAGAAAGAACTTTCTATATCTTGAAGTAGTATTTGAATAGTCCCAAGAATTTTTATCAAGATATATTTCATTGTTTCTTGGATCTTTAATGCAAATAATAGTTTCATAAGATTGAAATACTTCTAAACCATTTTGCATAGTTATTTTAAACTGGTTTGCAACTGGTTTATGAGATCTATTGCTAAGCATATTCTCAACCTTTGCAATTTGTTTTAACTTCTTTTCTTTACTTGGCATATTTTCATAAACTAAAGCCATAATATTTCCTTTCATTAAATTATAATATAGTTACCTTTTAATCTTATTTTTTTGGATATGCAAGAAGCACAAATAACGCTTTCCTTTTCCTTTACATTAATTGCACCACCTGAAACACCTTTGATTAAATGGTATTCTTTGACTGGATCTAATTTTGTAACATTACCATTATCAAATAAATTAGTAGTATTACATTCATTACAACTAAAGTAATAAGCCATTAGTTCATATCCTCTTTAAATAAATCCAATTGACCATGCAAACCTAAAATATAATGTTCGCTTTTCTCTTGCTCGAATTGAACGCCTATATTTTGATCAATTAAAACTCGATCTTTGTTTACTGGTTCTTTTACCTTTTCGATTTGATCGTTAACGTTTGGTAAAATCTTAATCATTTGTTCTTTATGGCAAAGTATTTGATGCTTAAACTCTTCAAAGCCAGTCAAGGACTTCTTGCCGATAATCTCAATCATTGAGCAATTATCCATTACTTTAAATTGAATTGTAATAGTTGCACCCTCTACATTTTCCATTTTACGAGTTTGATAATTATATTGATGCTTTAATAAATATGTTTTTGTTTCCATTGTTGGATATCCTTTCTAAACATAAAAAAGGCTAAGTTAATTCTTAACCTAGCCTAATTATAAATTTATTTTTTTATTTAATGCAAGTTATTTTTTTGCACAGTATAAAATGAAATTACCTTTCCTAAAATTATTATGATCAACTAATTTTTTATAAATTAATTGTTCTTTTAGTAATTGAGTTAAAGAATCATGAACCAAAACTTTTTTTAATCCTGACCTTCTTGCTATAGTGTTATAGCGTAAGCCATTTGTGGATCTTTGAATAACAAATAAAACTAATTCTTTGTAATAGCCTTGTTCAGATATCCCTTTATAATTCTGCCAAGCCTGATCCAGTTCTTTTGATAAATCAAATAATCTTTGTCTTGATCTACTATAACCATGCTTTAAAAGTGCATTACTTGACACCTCTTTTATAGCGTCAATAGTTGTGTCAATGTTAGCCAATGTATTCATTGTTTATTCTCCCAAGTTTGAATTTGAATTGAAGCAATACGATCAGCAACCACAATTTGATTACATGGATCGCAACACCTACCATTGTGAATTGGTTCAGCATTGTTACCTTCATACCAATAAGCATGATTACCTTCTCTATCTTTACCAAGATATTTTGGTTCAATAGTATTGTTACAAATGCAACAAATTTGAAGCTTAGATTTATCAATAGTCATAATGTTTCCTTTCTTTACCATTGAATAATTGCGTAAATAATTAAACAGAACAGTATAACGACAACTGTTCTGTATATAACATAAGCGAGTTCTAAACCATCATTCACTTTAAGCAATCTCCAGTTCTTTCCAAGCATCACATTCAATGACAGTTCTTACTTCATCATTTCTTGTTCTTTGTACGCTTGGTTTATCAGCAGTAGATTTACCTGATCTAATCTTGACTAACTTATTATCGATTTCTTTTTCGATAGTTTCGTCAGTATGAGTTGCCCAGTGAGTAAGAGCATTATATCCTGCCCACATAGTATTCCCTAGATCAGGCGTTTCTTTTTCAAACCTATCCAATAAATAATTTAGCTTAGTTTCATTAACTGGATTGGTTAAATTAAGTTCTGCTGATTTGGATTTCTTTTTACAAATAGTCTGTTTTAAGATCTGTCCAAACTGTTCCAAACTCATATCTTTAGCACGCCAGTTTAACATAGTTTCTTTTTGATTATTCCAAAACTCTAAACCAATACTTGCCTTAGTCATAAGAGCAGTAGTTGATAAATTACGAGTATGCTTTGCTTGTTGATGGTAAGCTTTTTGACCACCAAAAACTAAAGTATTTCTACATAGATTACGATAAGCTCCTGAAAAAACTTGGAAGCTCCAAGACATATCACAACTATTAAAGATATCTATTCTGCTAAGAACTTTATCTTTATTATTGGAAACTGTAGTTTCAAGATCATGAAAAAATATAGTTCTATGAGCTTGTAATCCATCTTTATAAAGCTGATCTTTTACAGTAATATTATCTAGTGGCAAATCAGATTGACCAAGAATTTTAGCTTGTTCATGAAATAATTCATGATGAGGAACTAATTTATAAGTACTTGAAACTGGTCGAGTTTCGAGAAGCTTATCTAAACTAGAATTATACAAACCAAAATAACCATGCAATCGATCAGGCGTAGTTACTACACCATAATCAGGATCATCATTTGGAACTGGGATAAGTGCATCCAATTCAACTTTAGTTATCTTGGAAAATGTTTCATAAAAACTAACATCTGTATAATCTCTATGAGTTTTTACTTCGCTATCGAAGTTATTAGCAATATAGTTCATTTAAGTTTCCTTTCTTTATCTATTTAAATTGAACATATAATTGTTTCTAAACTATCTAGATTAAATAGCAAGAAGTTTCTTTTTATTTCTTATTTGCCTTTGCTTTCTTCTTAAAAATTCCATTGAAAATCTACCACCATCATAATAGCGTTTAATACAACTATCATCTTTGATAACCATTAGTGGCTTTTCTTTAGTGTCGATTGGTTTGTCATTGTCCAAAAGTTTAGTGTCACCCAGTTTGTCAATGTCTGCATAAATGCGTGGCTTACCATCATTCATGTACAAATAGACATTACCTATCCAATGCCTATCAACTGGCAACCATTCAGGTTTACCATTAACAATTCTTTCGTAGTGGAAGTAATCCATTGTGTATGGATCATAACGAACTTTGTGAGATGCAAATTCAGGCATCATACCTCGTTTGAGTTTGGAACGAATACCATTGACAAAAGCATGGACATTCTTCTTGCCCTCTTGCTTTACTCTTTCGTTGCCTGACTTCCTGACAACAAACATGGCGTTGGTTACGAACAACTCATCAGTATGTTCAATAACCAATCCACTTTGGTAATCTTGTACAGAGAAGCACTTTTTGTGCAGATTGTAGTAAGCTCTTATTCTATCTGTGTTAGACATGATTTCTCCTTTTCTGTCTGTTCAGATAGTAGTTACCACCTATCAGGATAACTGTCAAACTTTTCTTGTTTCCATTTCTTTTCTAAACTATCTAGATTATCATGGACTACCTTTGCAACCATATCGGTTTCCCTATGAGTGGCAAGCCAATCTTTCAAATCCTCGACACTCATGTCAGTCCATTCGTCATTTATAGTGTCGAAGATTTGGTCATTTATTTGGTGTGACAAGGTTTGTCTCCTTTTGGAATAACCACATTGACAAGATCTTTGATAGGTGTTGAAGCAGAGTTCTCAAGGTGCAACATCATAGATTCAAAATAACTAAACAATTCTTTGGCTATATTGAGTTCACGTTTCTCTTGCTCGACTTCTTCATTCTTTTCACCATTGACACTCCAACTCCTGATGAAATCTTCGTTAGCGTCAATCTGTTTGTCTAAGCTATCCATAATAAGTTTGACTTCACTCATGTTAAATCCTTCAACTGTGTCAATGGCATGAGTTAAGCTATCTATGTAGACACGAATACATTTGGATTTCGATAGTGGTTGTCCGTCTTGATACTTTTTCCAATTTTCTCCCTCGATAAGATATTGACCTCGCCAACGTAGATTGTATCTTCTTTTGTTGACATACTTTTTCATCATCTTAACCATCTTTAAATTCTCAGGTGTGTTAGGTATCTCGCTAAACACATAACGATTAGAAGCAAATACCTTTTCTAGATAGTCTAACCTCTTCATCTTTTCGTCTAAATGCCCAACGTTGTGTTCATCATTTTCTAATTGGGCAACAAGCTTGACGTTCTCTTTCTCTAACTCTCTTTGCTTAATTCTTAGATTAGTAATCTGTCTATTCAGATCATCTTTAGAATATGCAACATGGTTTCCATCATTATCATATTCCCAATCTTTGCCTAATTCCATATTAGATTTAAGCTCAACATTTTCTTTCTTGAGTTCCTTAATCTCTTCAAGAAACCCCTCGTTTTCATTTCTTAGAAAAACACATTCATCTATTGCAGATTTGTTTTCCTCTATTTGTTCATGTAGATCAATATTCTCTTGTCTAAATATTTCATTAGCTTTACTTAACTTGAGATTAGCCTGACGTATATCAGTTAGCTCTTTCTCTAAATCATGAATTAATTTACTTACTTTCATTAGCTTTTCCTTTCAATATAAACTTAATGACTTCATTAGTCCAACCGTTACCAAGTATCTTGTAACCCTGACTGTTGCTTACAGATTTACAATAATCATCAGGTAACGTTTGTAACCTACAACATTCCTTTACAGTAAGTTTACGCCATTGTAAAGCACTATCTGTATAAGCATGAGGATAGCGACCAACTGGTAGTGGCGAAACTACTGCATCTTTGTCTACTGTAGATAGACACCGTGACTTGTCGTTGTCGTAAACTTCAAGTGTCTGTACAAGTGGAATAGACTTGTCATTATCCTTACGTACTCCATCTTGATCAATACGTCTACCTTTTACCGAAGCAGACTTGCAAAGTATTTTGGGTTCTCTGTGTCCACCTTGCATGGTAGTCAGAGTGGGGGATTTACCCTCTACAGAATAAACTCTTTTAATAATATCGTAACCTTTTAAATCAGCTACACCAACTTGCTGACAACCATCTTTGAATACCAACTGTCTACGTGACTTCTCGAAGTAAGTTCGTAGATTGCCACCTTTCCAATAGTTAGCGTCTAGACAGTATGACTTTTCTCTGTCTACACAACCACACTCGATTATGTCTTTTAGTTTGATACCTCTATCTTCAGGTATATCAAATTCAAAATCAGTTATGTACATACGTACTCTATTCTGTGCAGACACAAGTGATGAATTAATTATGTGCAATTTAAGATTAGGATTAATCCAACGTAACGTATCCATGATTATATCTTGCCATTCTTTTTTCATCCTGACATTTTCAAATAACAGTTTTACATTTGGGTTAGCTTGATAGATTGTTTTGTATATGTTGACAAACTCAAAAAACAATTTTGATTGAGGGTGTTCAAAATTCAAACCTTTTCCTGCTACAGAAAATCCCTGACAAGGCGATCCACATAAAATAACGTCAATACTTTTTAAGTTGACAATATTATCTAGCACACCACGTATATCGCCTATGTGGATTACGTCATCGTGGTTATCTTTAGCTACTTTGATAGCGAACTTATCTATTTCAGAACTATACCATCTGTCTACTGGTAGTCCTAGTTCTTTTACAGATTGACGACCTATCTCGCCACCACTACATAAATTAAGCCAATTCATCATTATTCTCCTTAACCAAAAATTTTATTGTAATTTCTCCATAATCATCCTCAATAAATTTATAAGTTCCTTTATACTTATTAAGCCATTCAAAAAATTCTTCTCTATCCATACTGTTTCCTTTCAATTAACTGTTCTTAGTATAGGGAGTGTGTATCACTCAGGGTAACTTATACAACTAATAAAAAACATCTGTCAACAAAAAAAAAAGAGGAGTGACTTTTGATGGTCACTCCCCTCTAGCATTAAGGAGAAAACATAGCTTTCAAAACACCGATTAGTCGAAAGGAAAAAACTAACCGATGCTTTGCTTATATTGTTTGACATTCACAGAATACTTTTGACTTAACCTATCTAGGTAATCCATGTTGTTCTTTTGCCAATCAACACAAGCCTTTTTTGTCTTAGCAACGAAGCACGTAATCCATAATCTGTAATCTAGATTGTGTCCTCGTTTGACAAATTCTTTATCTTGTAATCCTATTCTTACTGCTGACAATTTTGCATCGACAATCCACATGCCGTCACTACGTTGTGTTATGTCAGTCTTTGTCTCTTTCTTTTCTTTCATATTCTCTACGTAAATCCTCTATGTAAAGTTTGACAGATGTACGAATAAGATCTGCAATACTTACTTGCATGTTAAACGTGTTTGATTCTTTTGTCGAGAAGTTTTTTAGCTCCTCGTAATCTTTTTTTTCTATTGTCAAATTATATGACATTGTTTCTTTAAATAGTTTGTTTGGTCTAGCCATAGTGTATATTCTCCCAAAGGGTTTCACACACATATCACGGATTTAAAATTACGTCAAATTATTTTTTTGTTTGACAGTATTTTTATTGTGTAGTAAGGGTTATAAAAATGAAAGGGGAAATATCATGGAAAAAACTATTCACGTTTATGACTACACTCAAGGAGAGAGTTTTCAGTTTACAAGAGTGACACATTTTTTATCTTGGGCAAATGATTACTTTGATTGTGAAAGACATATTGCCACGACAGATTATAACAAGATAAAAGAATTAGAAAATGACAAATAATGAATGGGTAAAAAAATATGTGGGAAATTTACATATTGTATCTTATGGGCGTTTTAGGGGTGATTGCCCTGTGTGTTATAGGCATAACACCTTTAGTGTAACAGATACTGGCTTTGAAAGATTGTGGTATTGCTTTCATGCTGATTGCCACACAAAGGGTTCAACTGGAGTGCAACTTACAAAAGAGAACTCAAAGGTTGCATTTAAGGAACGGTTGACCAAACAGACAAGCGACACAGAGTTTGTCGTTCCTGATACGTTTGTTTCGCTTTCACGTAGCAAAGAAGCTGAAGCGTATGTAAAGAGAGTTGGATCGTACGATGCTTACCTGAATGGATTAGCAGACATACGATATGACTTTCAACAAGAAAGAGTAGTCTATCTAGTTAAACACAACAACAAGATTGTTGATGCAACTGGTAGAAGTTTAAATGGAAGGAAACCAAAATGGAGAAGATATGGAAGAAGCAAATATCCTTATGTCTGTGGCAGAGATAGATTGGACTTATTTATTGTCGAAGATTGCCCTAGTGCTTGCTGTGTTAGTGACAGCGTTTTCGGATTGGCATTGATGGGAACAACATTACTCGATGAACATATCGATGTAATAAAAAAATTTAAAAAAGTATTTGTTGCACTTGACAAAGATGCAACATCTAAGGCATACATTATGATGAGAAAACTACGGAACTATGTTCCAACTAAATTAATTGTTTTGAACAAAGATTTAAAAGATATGGAAAGAGGGGAAAGAAATGAGTTCATCAGGCGTTATATCGATTGACAGACAAGTATTAGGTTTCTGTCTTAACGTTGACTTTTTCAACAAAGTAAAAAATAAAATTGATCGGACTATGTTCGACAATGAACTAAAAGACATATTTGACACGATAGTCTATTCACATACCAAGTACAATCGTAGTTTATCTATAAGCGAACTATCAACAATATTTAATGATCGTAATCCTGCATTACCTGACTCTGCACGTAAGCGTGTACAAGAGATGGTTGAGCAACTCGTTGCACCAAAAGAAAGCGATGAGTTACATACTGATATAGTAAACAATCTGTGGTTACGTGACAAAGCTAGACAGATAGGCGAGAAAGCCTTAGACATATTCACTGGTGACAGTGATGAGTTCGGTGAGTTAAAGAAGCTTATCGAAAGTGTAGATGACGGCAGGATAGGTGACAAAACAACTTATACTGTGGTTGAGAAAGATCTAAACGAACTGCTGACAGAAGTGGCAGGCGATAATGATTTTCCATTCACATTCAACTTAATAAATGAGAACATCAAAGGTTTAGATCGTGGCAACTTAGGTATCTTGTTTGCAAGACCTGAAGTGGGTAAGACAACGTTTTGTTGCTTTCTTGCATCATCTTACATACGACAAGGGTTTCATGTAGTTTATTGGGCAAATGAAGAACCTGCTGCACGAATAAAATTAAGAATAATACAGTCATATTTTGAACTGACAAAAGAGGATATGGTGGCACAACGCTTTGAATTGCTTGAAGTGTACAAACGAGAGATTGAACCATACCTGACTATCATGGACTCGGTGGGTACGTCTATTGAAGAGGTAGACGAATATGCTAAGCTAAACAAACCTGACATAATGTTTTGTGATCAGCTAGATAAGTTCAGGATAAAAGGCGAATACAATCGTGGAGATGAACGTCTCAAGGAGACTTACGTGTCTGCAAGAGAAATAGCTAAACGAAATACGTGTCTTGTTTGGGCAGTTAGCCAAGCAAGTTACGATGCTCACGACAGACAGTTTATCGACTATGCCATGTTAGACAACTCAAAGACTGGCAAGGCAGGAGAAGCCGACATAATAATTGGTATAGGTAAAACTGGTTCGAGTGAAGTGGACAACGTGGTCAGACATATCTGTATATCTAAAAATAAAATCAATGGGTGGCATGGTATGATCAATGCCCAAATAGATATAGCAAGAGGAGTTTACTACTAATGAACGTGTTAACTTTAGATGTAGAGACTACTCACAAAGACAGACAAGGTGGTGGCACTACTGCTTTGCCCTACTTCAATAACCGTTTGGTATCAGTGGGTTGGAAATGGTTGTTAAACCAAGATGTTAACTATGAATTTTTCTACCACAAAGATAAAGATACGTGGTACAACTCAGAAACTGTTAATAAAATACAAAATGACTTAGACAAGACAGACGTGCTTGTCGGACAAAACATAAAGTTCGACATCATGTGGTTACGTGCTTGTGGATTTAAATATGATGGAGTGATATATGATACGATGGTTGCAGAATATCTTCGGTCGAAAGGAAGGCGTTGGTCTTTGGCACTTG